ATGACACAAGATTCTTCTACATATTACGTTTGGATAGGTGGATCATGTGATTATGGCCATAAAGAGCGAGCTGGTGGTGCTGTCGTTGTGATTGAGCATAACGGCAACATCATCAGCCGTGATGTTATCAGCGACCTGCACACCACGGAATTCCGAATGATGCTAACCCTCATGGTAAAGGACATGGAGTCTATCTTATTATATAAGCAGACTCAGCCATAAATAAATCGACCGCTCACCCAATACGAGGAGAGCGGTCGTTTTCGTTTCTATCGAGAAAGCGGGTCATGAAGGGTCAAAGTCATTAAGGGTCATTAAGGATTTCCACTTCTCTCTTTTTGATAACACACTAGCGCTATTTTGGTAACACATTTGTAACACACATTGATGATTTCGCAATACGTTAAATTTATAACCTATTGGCTAACAGCTATTTACAAAAAGAGCACATTAAAGAGGGATAAACGATAAAATATATTTAAAAACAAAAAAGAACAACAGAGATAAGTTCTTATGAATAAGCAACTTACTACCATTGTTCTTCCACGCTATTTTGTACAAATAAGTTTTATTTTGCTTATTTTGTGATTCCGTTGGGGTTCGAACCCAAGACCCACAGCTTAGAAGGCTGTTATACGGAACACAAATAAAATGTCTAAACAATAGCAACTTAAGCTATAGGCGAATAATCATTTTGCGGCAATTTTGCGACATTTTTTGCAAGCCTACTCCACAGAACATACAAATATACTTTACATTATCATTTCCTTTTCTGCTGATATTCCACAACTAAGAGCTGCTTCACATCTACTAAATCCAACTCTAAATCACGATAGGTAGGATTAAAGGAACGCAATATAAGCTTTCCATTATTCATATCCAAGTCAATGATACGCTTCAACAGAATACCTTCTTTATGAACTATGATATATTCCTTTCCGTCTATATGAAGTCCATTGCTCTTGACCATGTAGTCAGGGCAGACTTTACATATAACGATGTCTCCATTCTGATAAGCTCTAGACGAGCCATCATCCATAGAATCACCGCTTACCTCGAATGCTACGTACTTTTCTTTATCTTCCTTTACAATAGGGATTGTAGGGAGCGATGATATATATACATCATCTGCATATCCGCTGAGATAACCTGCATAAGCCATCTGTGGAACAAGAGGAACAAAGCTGACGCTTGAATTGATATTCGACTTGATGTCGTCATTAAACATCTTTCCTTCTCCAGTCTTAAGCCAATTCAAATTTAGCTGAGGGTAAGCCAAAGAGATATTCTTCAAGAAAGTCTCGCTAGGCATATCCGGCAACCTGTTAATTGCACTGGTATAGCTCTTACATTTCCGCAAGAAAAATGTAGTACTAATTCCCATCTCCGTACAGAATGGCGCAATTCTGCTTTTGTAGTTGTTGAATTTTTCAATATTAGCCTCCGGCTGCAACATTTCACCAGCTCCATTAGCTAGCCAATCCATATTAAGATCTGGGAATTTAGAATTTACTCTATAAGATACCCTTGCCGTGAACACACCATTTTTCCCTATGATTGGAAAGTTAGAGGCCACATCAGCTTTGTCGCAAAATTCACGTTTGGTAATTCCTTTATATTTAAGATATTCACGCAGTCTAGTCTTTGCGTTTTCGTTTTCGCTTACCTTTATAGGTGAAGAGATGAACATTTCCCCCATTCCTGTCCTAATATAACTTGGATTTACCTGCGGAAATTTTCTCGTTATAGCTTGCAAGCTTTTGGAAGATACACGATTAGTTATACGGCTTACGAAGCCATGTCCTAAACCTACGGTATCCTCGAATTTTTCATTTGAAGTGTAACCCAAAGCAGTGATTACAGCCTTCAGTCTTTCGTATGCACTATTCATAACCTAAAATTTAATACGCAGTAAGCGCATGTGTAACTTAATTTATGTAAACATTTAGAGTTTAAAGATAATAAAGGTTAATATAGCATATTTAAACACTAATTTATTTGCGTATTTGCGATACTTTTCTTATCTTTGCACTCGTAAACATTAAATATGTTGCAAATATACATAAAAATATCGTAACTTGCAAGAAATTTAATAGATTTTTTGTAATATTACATAAAAAGGTGAGACACACCATAAAAACTGTAGAAAGAAAATGTCATTAAGCGAGATTAAGCAATTAGTATCTATAGCATTTCAAGCTGGGCGGATGGATGCCCAATTTGATATGGGCTTGCGTTCCGACAGGATACGCAGAAAGGATGCCGAATGCTATCTTGCATCAAAAGGATTCGAAAAACAGATGATTGACAAATGGGTCAAGAATAGGTTAATGAAAGAATATGTAGGTGATAGTAAAAACTCACCTAGATATTATTCTCTCAAAGAAATCAATGAACTTGTTATTTCTTGTCAGATAAAGAAAATGATTATTTAAAATATACGACTATGGCAGAGAATAAGGCAGCGAAGCCTGTAGAAGGGCAGAGCGTAGAAATTAAGGATTATGAGTTTCGCCTTCTTGATGCGGATGAGATAGAAGTCCGTGTCGGTCAAGGTGGTAATCAGAAGTCACCAGACTGGTGTTCCTTGTTGCTTTACAAGGACGCAAGATGTGACATGAGACGATTAGATGAGAAGTTCGGCATCTATGGTTGGAAACGTAAGCATGAGCTTATTGGTCAAAACCTCTTTTGTACGGTTTCCGTTTATAAAGAAGGTATCGGTTGGATAGATAAGCAAGATGTTGGTACGCCAAGTAACACCGAAGCCGTTAAAGGCCAAGCTAGCGACTCTTTCAAGCGTGCTTGCTCTTGTTTAGGTATTGGTCGAGAATTATATACCGCTCCCAAGAAGATATTCGTTAACCTTAACCGAAATGTTGAATATTCTTCGAGCGGAAAGCTGAAGACGATTTTCCATGTAGGATATGTGGGCTATACTAACAGATGTATTACAAAACTTATCATTCAAGATGAGAATAACATTGTACGTTGGTATTGCGGTATGACCGAGCAAGAAGTTCTTGAATGGATGAATAATCAGAAAGAAGTATATGGTTACTCTGAACCAGCTCCAAAGAGCGAGGAAGAAAAAGACGAAAATCTTAATGAGCAAAAACAATATGCTTATCCACAATTGCAACAGGCTCAAATTTGGGAGGACGTAGATAGAGTTTGGAACGGATTCCCAGACCTTCAGAAGTCCGAAGAGTTTAAACGCAAATGTGCATTACGAAAGATGGAACTCGCACAGAGCAAGAAGGATTTAAAAGCAGTTTATGATGCTTATCCCGAATATCAAAAGAATGCAGAGTTCTTAGCTAAGTTGACACAATTTAAATCAAGATTAGTATGATACAATTGAATAACAGTGGAGTTCTTTATGAGGACTCCACACATCAGTACTTTTATGATGGTCGTGAATTAAGTGGCATTACAGGTATGCTTCATCAGTATGTATTCCCCAATATGTACTCTAACGTAAGCGAAGAGGTATTGAAGAAAGCTGCCGAAAAAGGCACTATTATCCATGAGCAGGTAGAGTTGTTTGCTTCATTGGGTATTGAGCCAGCCTCAGAGAGTGTCAAGGCTTTTGTCGCTTATATCAAAAAGAATGGATATGAGATAATTGGTAGCGAATATGTCCTTCGTGTCGGAGAAGACCATGCAAGTGCAATCGACTTGGTGATGCACAAGGATGATGCACCGGACGATGAGGTTGAGATTTGGGATATTAAGGGTACTTATTCCGTTAATAAGGAATATGTGCGTTGGCAGAACTCGATGTATAAGTTCGGTTTTGAAACATTGAATCCTCATCTGAAGGTTACACGTATATGTTGTATGTGGTTGCGTGATGATGAGAAGCGAGGAACAATCTGTAAACTCATCCCATTAGGCAAGCCAAGACCAGCAAGTGATGTTAAAGAATTGTTCCGATGCGAGAAAGAAGGTCGTTTGTACAGTGATGATACAAAAACACCTTATTACATTATAGATAACGAAATCGCACTCATGGACGTTCAAGAGCGCATTGCTAAATTGCAAGAACAGGAAAAGGAGTTGAAGGCAGCTATCTTTGATGGTATGTCAAATGACAACCTAACGTCTTATAAAACTTCAATTTACACTTATTCATTGAAGTCTGCTTCTGAGAGGGTTACGTTAGACACGAAGGCTTTTGATGCGGATGACGAAGAAGCTTACAACCATCTATTGAAAAAGTATAAAAAGGTAACTAAGGTAAAGCCTAGTTTGACCTTGAAAAGAGTTGGATAATTTATTGTTTTATTAAATATTTTAAGTTATGTCTAATAGTTATAAAGGTAAGATTGTTGCTATCGAAGGCATTCAATCTATTCAGAGACAAGGTAAAGAACCATTTGAAAAGAGACGTTTGATGCTTGATGCAACACGTTTCGATGGTTTGACAGGTGAACGTGGCTACGAAAAGCGCATCATCTTTGAATTCAGTGGTAAGAATGTACATGTACCGGATGGTTTTAATGTCGGGGATATTGCTGAAGTATTCTTTGACGTTGAATCATATCAAGGAACAAAGAAGGATGGCACAACAGACTGGTTTACATCTGTTCGTGGCTACAAGATGCAAAAGATTGAAGCACAGAACAATGCGCCACAAGGTGGCATGCAAGCTGCTGCTAATAATCCTTTTCCACCACAAGCTCCAGCCGCAGGTTCAGCACCAATTCCACCAGCGCAGCCGAGTGGTACTAACACATCTGATGCGCCATTTTAAACTTATTATGGTGGAGAATTAATTTTCTCCACCTTTCATTAAAAAAAGATGGTATATAATATGTTGAATCCGGTCGAGCTTGAAAAGTTCGAGGAACGAACCAAGGCTATGATAACCAAAGCCAAGAAACTACAAAGTGATTATTATAATGAGAAGTTCTTTGTTGTTGACCTTAAAGAGAGACAACAATCTAGGACAATCCAGCAGAATGCTTATCTGTGGGTAACAATCACTTACGTAGCTATTGAAGAAGGATATACTAAGGACTATATCGAACAAGAGTTCAAACGTGTAAACAAGGATATTTTTCTTAGGGAGCGTGAGAATAAACAAGGCAAGACCTTCCAATATTGGAGGCACATACCAGACCTTGACAAAGAAGAAATGTCTTTATGTATAGACCGATGGCTTCATCATTGCTCAATGGAAAGAGGATTATACATACCGACTCCACAAGACCATGCTTATATGGTATGGCAGACGCAGGTGGAGAGGCAAGCAGAATTAAATAAAGAGTTTTTATAGGATGCTTGGTGTCGTAGCTCAGTTGGATAGAGCAAATGTTTCCTAAACATTAGGTCGTGAGTTCAAGCCTCACCGATACCACATTCTCTAACATAAAAAGAAAGAATATGAAATCATTAACAGGAAAGTATTTTATCGTAGGTGTTCGTTATGAGAAAACTCTAGAAGACGGAACTAACGCAAAAACTACAGAGCAATATGTTGTAGATGCCTTGTCGTGGTCAGAATGCGAGGCTAAGACTACAGAAGAAATGGCGAAATACACAAATAGTGACATGGAAATTGTTACTATGAAGAAAGCTGGTTTCTCAGAGCTATTCCTTTCTGGAGTTGATAGTGAAGATAAATACTACGATTGTAGTATCAACATGATTACTATTGATGATAAATCAGACAAGGAGAAGAAGACCAAGGTTCGTTATCTTGTACAGGGTGATACCATTGAGAAGGCTCGTAAGAATGTAGATGAGATTATGGGCAAATCGCTAATCGACTACGATATTACAAGCCTTAAGGAAACATCAATCATGGATGTGTTCTTGCATAAAGATAAATAGAAAAAAAAGAGCAGAATTGCTTAAAGAGTTTAAAATTTAGGGATATGATTTCATACAAGTACAAGCTATATCGGACGAAGAAGACGAAGCATTTGGACAAGATGCTCCGAGAGGCTTGCTATGTTTGGAATCATGCGCTTGTCTTGCAGAAGAGATATTACAAGTTGTATCACAAGTATATTCCTATATTTACGATGTACAAACATTTCTCGAAACGATATAAGCCAACCTTGCTTAATAGTCAGACTGTTAGGGAAATCTTGGATAGATTGGATATAGCTTACAAGCGTTTCTTTAAGCATGATGCAAAGCGTCCGCCAAAGTTCAAGAAAGCATCTGAATTTAGTTCATTTGTTTTCAAACAAGGTGGCTATACCCTCAATGGAAACGAGTTAGTGATAAACAAGATAAAGAAATCTTTCAAGTTCTCTTTAAGCCGTCCCTACGATGGCAAGGTAAAGAGGGTATCGGTCAAGCGCAACAAGCTGGGCGAGTACTTCATTATCCTATGCTTAGACAAAGAAGTCAAACCTTACGGAAAGTCACACGATGGTGCATCCGTGGGCATCGACTTTGGTTTGAAGAAGTACATGACTTTGAGCGATGGGCGTGAGATTGACAACCCTCAGTTCCTTAAAGCTGACTTGCAGGAGCTTAGGCGCAGGTCTCGCAACCTCTCGAAGTGCAAGAAAGGCAGCAACAACCGCAAGCGCAAGAAGTTGGAGTTGGAGCGATTGTATCAAAACATCGTGAACAAGCGTTCCGATTTCCAATGGAAGTTAGCCCACGACCTTTGCAAGCGTTATGACTTGATTTGCTTGGAGGATTTGAACTTGAATGGCATGGGAAAGCGTTGGGGGCGCAAGATGTCTGACTTGGCTCATGGTGATTTCGTCTTGAAACTGGAGCAAGTGGCGAAGAAGTACGGAGTTACCATCCACAAGATAGACAGGTTCTTTCCATCCTCTAGGCTTTGCACTTGTGGTTACAAGAATGATAGATTGTCGCTGAGGGATAGGTTTTGGACGTGCCCGAAGTGTGGTGCGTTCCATAAGCGAGACCTCTTTGCGGCAGAGAATATACTTCGGCAGGGCATTGCCGAATTGGGGAGTGGTAGTAAGTCACCCAAGCACTAGCAAGGGCGCAGCCACGTTAACAACCCAACAATCCCTTGCAAGTAGTGAGGGAGTATGTCAATCAATGGTAGAACGTCAGTCCAAATCGGAAAAAGGTTGTGGGTTCGACCCCCACAGCAGCAACTATGACTTTTGGTTTGATAAAGGATAAAGATTATGGGATATTATGATAGATTTAACAAAGGTGGAAAGAAGCCTAAACGCCAAAGGAGCGAGAAGCAAAAGTGGGTTGATAAGCTAGATAGGCTTATGTCGGTTTATATCCGCATGAGAGACTCTAGAGAGTTTCACTATAAGTACTTCAGATGTATCAGTTGTGGACGAATATTGCCAATCGACCAAGCAGACAATGGGCATTATTGCGGACGAACTCATATGAGTTTGCGCTTTGATACACGTAATCAGAATGCGGAATGCAAACGATGCAACAGATTCTCTTCTGACCATCTTATCGGTTATAGAAAGAATTTAGTAATGAAGCTTGGAAGATTGGCTTATTTGCAAAAGCATCCTCACGTTCCTTTAGATATGGAAGAAGTTAAGCGGCTCGGAGAGCAACAAGTTGATTTATTGGAGGTAATGAAACATCAAGCAAAGAATTGGTCGGTGTTTGAATTACAGGAACTCTATAAATACTATGCGGCTCTAATTCTGAAAATGAATGAAGAAAAAGACAATTAATAAGGTTTAAATAATGTTATAGTCACAGTTATAGACACTAATTTATTTGCATTATTAAATTATTCTTCGTACCTTTGCAATCGTCTTGGTGAGACACACCATAAAAACTGTAAGGTCATTTTTATATTGGCTTTTGTTATGCATAAGACTTGTGCATTCCTATATAGTAACAAAAGTGATTTCATATTATTTGTGAAATGAAGTTTAAATTAAGACCATATCAAGAGGAGGCAAGCAAGAAGGCTGTTGAGTTTTTCTTGGATGAAAAGAAAAATTGGAACGCTCTGGAAGTGCTTCCTACTGCATCGGGCAAATCATTGATTTTGGCAGATATAGCTGCTAGACTCAAGGATAAAGTGCTTGTATTCTCTCCTACTAAGGAAATTTTGGAACAAAACTACAAGAAGTATTGTTCTTATGGATTTGATAATGCCAGCATCTATTCCGCTAGCTTTAAATCAAAGGAAATCAGCGATGTTACTTTTGCTACAATTGGTAGTGTAAAAGGACATCCCGAATTGTTTACTGACTTCAAGTACATATTGATTGATGAGGTTCATTTAGTGAAACCTGAATCCGGTATGTATAAGGAGTTTCTTGATAAATTAAAGAGTAAGGTCATAGGCTTAACCGCAACACCTTTCCGCTTGTATTCCTATCAGAACTATGGTAGCATACTGAAGTTTCTGACAAGAAGTCGAGACAAGATTTTCAAGGAGCTTATTTACTATGTTCAAGTTGAGGATATGGCAAAGAACGGATATATCTGTCTGCCAAACTATTACTCTTGTCCACCGCCACAATGGAATGAAGGTAATTTGCAGCTAAATTCAACTTGCCGTGATTATACAGACCAAAGTGTAAAACAAGAATATGAACGTGTGGATTTGTACGGATGGCTAGTTAGTGTTGTCAATAGATTACTTAATCCGAAACGAGGTGGACAACGTAAAGGAATCTTGGTTTTTACCAAGTTCGTTAAAGAAGCTCAGATGCTGACCTATTCCATACCTAACTGCGAAATGGTCTGCGGAGAGACACCTCCTAAAGAACGTGAGGCTATCATCGAGCGTTTCCGCAATGGGCAGACTAAGGTACTGGTAAATAGCCAAATCTTGGTCGTAGGCTTTGACTATCCGGAGTTAGATACTGTAGTGTATGCAAAGCCAACACGCTCTTTAGCGCAATACTATCAAGTTGTAGGAAGACTTCTTAGGCTATCGAAAGGAAAACAACCTTGGTTTGTTGACCTTTGCGGTACTTATGATAGATTCGGAAAAGTTGAAGACTTGAAATTGCTAGACCAAAACGGCAGAGGGAAGTGGGTAATAATGAGTGGAAATAAACAATTAACAAATGCATTTTTTTAAGATATGGTAGTAAAATTAGACGAAAAAGCATGTAGCTTGGATGCAGATGAATTGGTCGCTTTCGTCCGTCTGTCATTTAATGCAGATAAAGACGGATATGTGTATGGGAGCAACAAGGAATTATCGGATAAGATAGGTATGTCGGTGGCAAAGACAAAAAAAGCTATTGATGGACTATTTGAGAAACAAATGGTATCTATCGGAAACGGGAAAGTCTTTATTTGGAAACATGAAGACAACATTGAATTTGCTGAAGGTGAAGAATCTAAACCACACAAGAATGAACCTGAACGAATAGCATTGAATAACGTCCCAAGTGTACAACAAGTGGATGATAAAGCAAAGAAGGTTTGCGAATATTTCAATAAGGTTATCGCTGGAAGAGGAATGCCTCTAGTTCATGCCCTGACATCGAAGAGAAAGTCAATGATTAATTCACGGCTTAAAGAATACGGGAGTGAGCAGATGAAACTTGTGATAGATAAAGCAGCCTCTTCTGGATTTCTTAATGGAAGTCATGGATGGATGGCAAGTTTTGATTGGATTATGAGACCAAATAATTTTGTTAAAGTATTGGAAGGAAATTATGATGACAGAAAGCAAGGAACTAATAAAGACGCAGAGCAAGGCTATTATCAAGAGTCAGCCGACCTCGTGCAGCGTCTCAATCAACAGAGAAAAGCAACGAATATTCAATGAGTATGGAACATTCGATGATGTTCTAATGTCTTTCTCTCCATCAAGCCAAGTAGGTAGTAAGATGTCTATCGGAAAAGCTTTTAAGAGCAACGCACCGACACTAACCTATCTTGATCTGTGTTATGGAGAAGGAAGTGCAATAACATGGCTTGTGGCATGGGTTTCTGATGTATATGGTATCTGTGGCTTTGTTAATAATGAGGTTACGGACAATATTAAGATAATGACTGCAAATGCAATAAAGGATGAGTATTATTTCCTTAATCTGAACGAGCTGATTACTTTCTTCAAGATGTTTATTGCCGGAAAGTTCGAAAAATTCTACAAAAAGCCAAATCCGCAAGTAATTACCAAGAGCTTGTACACTTTCTGCTTTCAACGGATGGATGCCGTTAATGCAATGGAAGCAAATATGCAGAAAGAAAAGGAGGCTAAAGAAGATGAGGCTATCAAACAAAATGCTATTACATATGAAGGATGGGCTGCAACAAAGAAAGCTAAAGGCGAAGAAGTCAACATAGAACTTATCGAAGACGATAAAGGCAACAAGATTTTTCGGGTTAAAGCTCCTAAAGCTGATGCTAGATTGGACTCAGCTTATATGATAGTCAAGAATACAACAAATGCCGATTTTAAGACTATATGCAAGCTAAGAGAATGTTTCGTTAAGAAATATGGTATAGACCCATACGACTTGATTAGAAATTTAGGAAATAAAAAACTTAGAGAATATGAAGAAAGAAGAAATTGTCAAGGCAATCATTAAGAACCTTAGAGATGTAAATGGCAAAAAGTTCCGCAAGGATGATGTTCAAGCCATTGTGAATTATTTCATAGACCTCACAAAGCAATCGTTACGCAACAGAGACCGTGTTATGATACGTAGCTTTGGAACATTTGTGGTACGACATAAAAATCCCAAGCAAATTAATTGCGTGCGAACTGGAGAGAAAACGATGACAAGGGAGAAAGACCATGTAGCTTTCATTCCGTCTAATGATTTTGACTTAGATTCAATAGTGTAAAATGGAGATAGCAGAAATAGAACAGATTATAGAGGCTTGCAACTTTGATGTTGCTAGCCAGACCCAAAGAGCAGAAACATTCAACGTAATTGACGCTATTGTAGAAATGCGCAAATACGAAGGTCGTTTCAACGCCAAACGTTGGGAATATGAAAATGTTAACGGACGTGGCACGATAGAAATATATTCGAAACTCGTTGCCGGAACTCTAGAGGACAAATTAGCAGAGTTTGCTATTACATTATTCTCAATGGCCAATAAGTACAAGATGAATGTCAAATCGTTGAGGCTAGACCCAGATTCAATGAGAGACCGTTCCTTTGAAGACTTAATGATGTCTATGCTGAAGATTGAAATGACACATTACCGAGTGTTCAAGAAGATTATAATCTTGATTGGCATGCTTTGCGGATATTGCATGATGAATGGTATTGATTTGTTGTGGTTCGTTAATAAGAGACTTTTGGTAAACATTAAATAGGCTAAAATATGAATAAGTTAAAGTTAATTTTTACAAGTACGGATTTCGCATCTTATACGAAGAGTACTATGGGTATGTTATGCAAGGTTCTGATACGAATTCCATACCTTGTACTTGTTGGCATAGTTAGTACAACATGCTGGCTTGCCAAGTGTATTGTAAAGTTCTGTAAAGAGAACACAAAGGTAGCGGTGATTATCGGTTTTATCCTTTGCTTTATGTTAATGTTCGTTGAGTTTATCTATTTTAAACTTCAGCTAGCAAAGAGTTCGTATCAGACAAGTGAACTCATAAAGCGGAATTATGAGCTGGAGCAAACCGACAGATACGATATTGGCTTCCACGATGCGATGGCAAAGAACAGAGAAATGCTTACACAAAATATTAAGCCATGACGGATGAATTTAAAGATGCTTTTACAAGAGCACAATCCTTGCAGAGAAGATTCAATCCTGATTACATGAACTCCTTTTCGTTAGCGATTAAATACGATAGCTATTATGAGGAATATATGGAGATTGAATTGAGAACAGATAATGACAAGTTCTTTATTTCTACATTGACATGCGTTTACGAAGAAGATTATACTCTAAGATTAGACGAATTAGAAAAAACAATAGATAAATTATTAACAGATGAAGACGGAGAATAAAAAAGTTATTTTTGTAAGCCTGTTGGATATTATAAGTATTCCATCGGGTAATGAGCATCCTGTAGATATTACGGATTTTCAGCTTAAGCACGATTTCTTTAGAGCGTTGCAAGCAGATGATAATATAGTCCGTGTCAACATCTTAGGATATGACAAGAACCAAGTAATGTATTCAAGCGATATAACATTCGCAAAAATGCTATCGGTTATTGCTTACGAAATTGCTATGTATGCTGATAAGGCGGTAGTTCCATATCGCTCTACAGATAATATTGATGATACTTTTGTTGATGCAGCAAAAGGCACCGAGAGTATAGAGTTTCTCAAAGACAAATCTAATTGGCTGATTATTGGGAACGATGATCTGGCTGATAAATTTGGGATTGACAATATAACAATGGAGAATTTCGTCTATGGAGAACTTGGAGACTATTCTGAAGGAACTAAGGCAACAGAAAAAAGATAAACATATTAAACCGGAAATCTTGACTTTGGCAACCATAAAGAATAGGTATGGGAAAGACCCTTTACCTGAGTTGCGTAATTTATGGGCAAAAGGACTGGTTAAGAATTGTAGAACTTTAAATGACTTAGGATTTATATATAATGGATAAAGAATTAACAAAGAAGTTAGTAGCACAAGGCAAAGCTTATGTACTTGACTTGCGAGGTGGTAACGTTCCTTATAAGGAAGGTAATGCTGCGGCAGTTGATTTTTACTGCCCACAAGATGTGGTATTGAATATGCCTTGGGTAAAAATGGGAAGAGGTCACATAAACCTGCATTTAGGTGTGGAACTTCCTAAAGGTGTAGGTTTGGATATTCGCTCACGTTCCGGCTTTACGGATAAAGGTATGCTTGTAGATGTGGCTTTCATCGGCAAGGATGAAACACAAGTTGGCTACATGACTAATGTTAGAGCGGATATTGATATTTGTCTAGGTCTGGTCGATGAAGACTATAGGGACAATATTGGTGCGCTTTATAGAGTTAATTCCGACCGTTATATGCCGACAAAGGATAGCAAATTTAAACTAGATTCAGATTACGAATATTATGTTTTCGTAGTCAAGAAAGGTACTCGTATTTGTCAGGGGGCATTCCGCAAGGTAGAAAATCCAAATTGCATTCTAGGAGAGTTGAATATGGAAAATAATCGTGGAGGAGGATACGGACATGGTGGAGCAAAATAACAATGGGTGTTGCGAATATGCTAACAAGTATATCTTTGAGATTAGACATTTGGCAGACATGATTGAATACAAGGATAATGCCACTTTCGTTTCATCTCTAAGGGAGGACTTCGGAAAGCTCGGATTATTTTCAAGCGCAGCCAATTTCCTTCGTCTTATGTATGAGATTCGAGCATCTTCTGAAGACAAAGAAACCTTACGAAATCATATCAGCGTAATGGCGATGGAAGCCTTGCTTACGCTCTCTTGGTATATTGTTTCTGATTATAACGACATCATCGGGTCGCAAATCGAGCTTTTCAAAACCAAGAATAAGCGGTATGGAAACGCTTTCTCGGAATGTTTCTCTAAGGATGGTTATCCGTATGCATTCGGTCATTTGCAAGAGAAGATTAATCGTATTTGCTCTTTGCTTACTTTGAACGAGGATGCTAAAGAAGAGCCTATTCTTGACAGCTATAAAGACTTGTTGGGATATTGCATTTTAACTCTAATAGAAATAAAATGAGATACCGAATAACAAGAATAGAAAAAGTTATCAATGGGCAGAGTTCGTACGAGCACTGCTCGTTGATAGTTTCCGACATAGAAATGTTTAGAAAACAAATAGATGCAGACGAGGTTAACTTCGTCTATGAAATGTTGAACTAAAAACAGAAAAGAATGAAAGAACCAGACATTGAAATGAATCTAAAGAAAATCATGGAACGCATAAAATGGATTAGAGAAACTAAGGCCATCTTATCCAAGGAAGAAATAAGTCTTTCCATTCCATTGATGCAAGATTTATCGCAAGTAGGCAATATTTACGATAAATTTATGAGCTATCATGCCGGAAGAAATTCCACAATGGTACGCAAGCAATTTATCTTTGTTATTCTTTACCTTTATTCTCCTAGTGCCCTTGGCGGTTCTAAGATGAGAAGAGGGCTAAGAGAGAAAATTGCTAAGGTTTTGGGGTGTACATGTTCTAATGTAAGCCATGATTACAAAAACATCAGTTTCTATTATGTTACTTACCGAAGTTTCCGTAATGACGTGAATGAGATATTGGATAAGCTATTAATAGATTTGGGTTTAAAAGAGATAGGGGAAGAATAACTTTCCCTACCCTTTTTAAAGCAATCGCAACTCTTGTTTAATACCAAGTTTTTTTGACTCTTTATTAAAGAATTCTATTTTACGTTTTACTTTATCTTTAAACTTCTCGAACAATGCAATTAAAGCCTCTTCCTCTGTATCGCAAGTTGCAATGACTCTATCGGGATATGTATCCCAATATCTAACTACTTTAAATTTTGTCATAATCAATCCTCCAATAATTTAAACTCGGCAATAGAGTGATAAAAATCACCATTGCCATATACGTCACAACTATATGATTTACAATTAACAGAAACCTCAAAATAGTTACCATCATCGTGTGTAATCTCTACTTCATTTGGTAGGATATTTTCCTTGAAGTACTCAGCAGATTGGATATTATCCATAGGCTCTTCAGTCATAAAGGTTACACACTTTTCGTTGATTATATCTTCTATAATCATAGGCTAATCCTCCAATTTTAAATAAGCCCCACCGTTACGACTTTCCTTCAGGAAGTCATAAACTTCTTCCTTGTAGGAACAACCGCAATCCTTCTGGAGAGCCTTTATTTTCTTGTAACCGATGCCAGCTTCACGGAAAAGTTCTGCTGCTAATCCATAATATTTTACGTAGCCAATTATGTTTTGAATAACTGACCATTGTCCACGCTCAAAATCAGTAATACTATCATCTTTAGAAACGCCTAAAGCCTTGTTACATAGTCCGCACACTCTAGCCATTTCTTTTTCAAGCTGCTCGAAGGTGTACTGGCTCCAGTGATATGTAAGGTAGCTTGCACTACCTAATGCTTCTTTAACTTTATTATGCATACTTATTCCTCCAACTTTTCAATAGGTTTCCAATGAGTGATACGAGCCATTCTCCCTTCCCATAAGACGATGAAGTCATTACCATCTTTTGAGACGGTAGTGCATTCCACTCTTCTGTTTTTGAAAACATTATCAGGAGCCATCTTGCTTGTTACAAAGACTTCTTCTCCGTAAGGTGGCAACTCATCCTCAACAGATACCCAGTCTGACTTTCCTAACTCTATCAAAGCATCATGCAATAAGCTATTTGCCTTTCTCAAAGGAGCATTATGCTTATCGCTTCCAAACTCCAAGCTATCAATATTGCTGCTGATAACTTCTTGTATCAGCCCTTTAACTTTCTTCTTATTCATAGTTGTCACAAATTAAAATATTCACGAATCTGCTCACCTGTCATGCGATATACCTCAGATATTCGGCAGTCTCTAATTGAGCTATCCCATGCACTGATATATTCATCATTACAACTACCATCAGCAACACGCTCTACGGCTTCTTCTGTTCCTGTCGCAAATCCAACGCTTATAAGTTCCTTTTCCTCGTCACTAAGCCCTTTTCCTTCCAAAGCAATATTTAGAGCGATTTGCAACTCGTCATGAGCCTTATCTGAATAGCCTATAGCCTTATCAATATGACTATTGATTGATTTCTCTTTCTTATCCATAGTTCTAAATTGTTTCTTGTTTAATCACTTCGTCAAGCCTTGCCCCCATCTTCTGAATGATGTTGTCAATGGTTTTGCCTTGATAGTCGGCAGCTATCTCTTGGAGGACTGCGAGTTGGCTTGTTAGTCTGAATCTGTTTGATACTGTTATACACTAATTCTTTCTCTCATTTTCAGTGCTTCCTCAAAAGGTATATAACGACCATTCTTTGCAAGTATAAACACTTTACTCATATCCATTTCTGTAAAATTGCAAGAAGTAGTATCATATCTATTACAAATACAATGTTGCTCTTTATCATATTCTTTTGGTGGCATCCATAGCGTATGGCACAGTTTACTCATCTCTGAGTCTTCCCCACCACCACATAAGACGCAACCACCCTTGCCTAGAAAGCACACCTGTTTAGTGTCTTCTTCTTTTTTATTGAAAGAAACTATAAGTTTTGTTGAACTATACAAGTCCGTAGTCTCATGAGGATAGAACGAGCGATTTTTACCTTCTTTGTCTATGCCTTTAACGAGATAGTAGCCATTATCAATCTCGTCCATATAAGCATCATATAAAATTTCTCCTGTCTTTTTTACTTTTGCGTACATATTCTTCTTAATTATCCCTCTCCCTTTTGCAGGAGAGGGTGGTTAGTTACTCAACATCTTCAAACTCAGAGGTAATTTCCTCGTCTGACTTCTTTTTGAAATCAAAGTAAGATTCCGTTTCATCGTCATACTCGCAACTAAGGCTAACATCATAGCCATCCCAGTTGTCAACTCCACCTGCTTCCAACAAGTCTAACTTGTATTCAGCTTTAAGAAGCTCTGCCAAACGTTCTGTACTAATCTTCTTCATTATTACTTATATTTATATCCCATAAGGGATGGTTATAATTCAAACTCACTAACTACTTTAGGAAGTTTGTCATACTCCATTTTTACATGGTGTTCTTTACATGCATCAATAGCTTCTTGTTCAGAACCATAATAATGAGTTCTTGGACAGGAATTAAGATTTCCATCTTCTTCGATATATTTAAAATACTTTCCATTACATCTGCTTTCAAGTTCAACTTGTGCTCTAAAGCCTTTTTCGTCTTTTAAAATTCTATATTTCATAATCTATCTATTTTATCCTTTATAGGATGATTAATCAATCTTTTTGATACTATCAATTTCCATACTCCATAGTACAAACTCTCTACTGGAGCGAGTGCCATCTTTCTTAGCAGGGTTAATTCTTATATCAATCTTGCCAGAATATCTTGCATAATTTCGTTCTGGAACAATGCTTGCAATCCAACATACATTACATCTTGAACAGCTTACTTTGTCACCAACCTTGTATGGTAGACTTTCGATATAATCATTTACGTAAGAACAAATCTCATTGTTAGCATCATTGATGATACTTTGTTGCTTGGCAACCTTTGCTTCTAATTCTTCTTTTGTCATATCTTTAAAATTATGCCCGAAGGCGTTAAACAATCAATTCATTAAATTTTCAACCACATTTGACAGCTTCCTTGCTTTGTCTTGCAAGAACTTAGGAAGATTATCGAAATCAGAAGGCTTTAATCTTACGATACACAATATACCTTTTGCTGTCAGTATTGATAGAATAAACAATAATACAACCATTGCGTATATAGGAAACTTTATAATTGCTATTATTCTTTTCATACCTACACCTCCATTTCTGAGTTAAGTCCTAGACCGAAGAGAAGATGCTGGAGTTCATGGATATAATGTATCTCCATTATAAAGATTCTGTTAATAGCAACGTATATATTTTCGCTAAACTCTATTGTTAAGCGAATATCGTTAACGTTCTTCTCAAAGAATTTCTCATATAATTTCTTCCATTCATTCTTCTCTAGAATATCAGGAGTGAGAGGTATCGGATATAACACCCCAATATAATCATATAATTTTCCATCCATATCTTCTAATGATAAGGCATTGTTTGTAGAGCAAACATATACTTTTACATACTTTTTTATTGTGGTTTTTGGTATATAGTGAAAAACCAAATCTCCTGGAATATATTCTAACTTTTCCATACGCTTTACTTCATTAAACTAAGTTCTTTCTAGCCCAAGCTTCTGCCTTTGGCTTAGTCTTGAACTGTTTGTTTTTTACTTCATGCCAAACTCCATAAGGAGCGGTCTTATATTCGATGAGAAACAAACCTTTCTCAATTTTGACTATTCTATATTCAAAATACATACGCTTATATTTTTAAATTGCTATCTAATTGCAAGCCAAAAAGAATATGTTGGAGTTCATCTACACATTTTATCATAACAGTATCGTCTTTTCCGTCATTGAAAGATACTCCGATAATTCCCAAGAAATTATTATATCGCAAAGTGAAAGGGTATTCTTGATGTTTATACCACCTATGCCCAAAACATTCTCCTTCAGAGCGATAACATGTCCATCCATTCTTTTTAAGAAACTCTTCCCAAATATGAACGTGCATAATATCATTTTGACAAATTTTGCCCAAGCTTTGCCCATCAATAACTTTCAAGTCGTAAGAATAATCTATATTGAACGGATAGATGCTACAGACAATACAAATTAATCCGTGACTATAAACTATATCACCCACCATATAACGAGGTGGTTTCCTAAATTCTTTCTGTGCCATACGCTTTACTTTTCTAAAGATGAATATATCCATTTACTTCACACAGAACCTTTTCTAGCAGGTTCTTTAGAATATTCAATTCATCATTTGAATATGTAGCTATAGGATAACCATCAAGGGTAGTTTCGCCAAAGAAGCTACGACTTATCTTTAATGAGTGTTTATTCTTTTTCATTTTTCTTTGCCTTTTACAATATTGTACACTTGTTTTAACTCATCTGTTGATAAGCGTTTGAAATCAAAAGAACTGATAGCGTAAATGAGCTTCTTGCGAAAATCCTCTTTTTTAATATCTGATATTTCCTTTTCTGTAGGAACAGATATTTGTCTAACATTCCATCTATCACTACCGCATTGCCAGCCAGAATCTCTTTTAAATCTAGCGTTATTAACAATAATTTGAGTCTTTGTCACTTTATCAACCTTGGCGATATGTCTATGATACATACCTGTAACTAGTACTTCATCGCCCTCAACTAAATCTTTAAGCTCTTTCATTACTCACCTCCTTGCTTTGGGAATAAATCGGATACATAACACCAGTATTTCCAGCCCATACCATTTTTACCATAATTAGAAAGCATTTCATAGACAAAAGATATTTTAAATATACCAATTGTGCCACCGTTGTATACTACTAAGCATTTTCCACTTCGTAGTAGAGGTTTTTCACTAGCAGGATGCCACAAGTTCTTCAAAAACTCATTGATAGCCCACTTAGCACCAAGCCCGATAGCTTCTTTGATGTCCTCTTTGTAGAACATTTCCTCTTTAGCATCATTATCGAAGACTACTTCTTCACCATTTAATAGAAATCTATCTTCATAGATTTCTTCCTTTGCAGCTTCTATTTTCTTATCGTCTATCATAATCTACCCTTTCTTTTTCTAAGTTCTAACATTCTCCTAGTTCTACGGCTTTCCTTGCCACTAGGAGGGTTGCCACCAAGCTTTACTTCTGGGATTTTATAGATGGAAGCTTCTTCATCGAGTGCCTTAACTACTTCTTTAATCAAGGCTTCTTTAAGTGATACACCAGTTGGTGTTACAATTATCTTTGCTTCGTCTCTAATCATTACTCACCTCCTGATAATTAAATCAAACAACTCATCTACGAATATCCAATCAGACAATTTGAACATATGGACTTGCTCTTCCCACATTTCTTGATATGTATCGCAAGTGGTTTTATCAAGTTCATCGTTCATATCGTAGAGCTTTCTAAAACCGACTTTTCTTGAGAACGCAAGAACCTTTCCGTTGTCATTACGTGGAACTTCGCTAGCTGGATAAAACAAGTCCTTCAGAAACTCGTTGATAGCCCACTCAGCACCTTTTCTAAAGCCTTCTATTTTACAATAACTGTCATAAGACATCTTATCATCAAAACAGATAGCTTGTGCAGCCTCTTCTATTTTCTTTTCATCTATCATAACCTGTACCTACAATAACAAATATAGCCCATGCTGACGCTATGCCAAATGATAACATACCTGCGCCCACAGAACCGAATATTAACCCTAATCCTACACTAATAAATGCGAAAGACGTAAATAATGCTATTATTTTAATTTTCATCCCTCACCTCCTTTCCATTCATCAGTTGTGCCAAGAAGGTGTGCAGTTTCCTCGTTGTAAGGGATGCACTCATCAAAACGCATACCTCCTACAGCTTCATACTTTCCACGTTTAAGTTGATATGCAAACTGGCAGAGACTCCAAGCAAAACATTCTTCTCCACGAATATCTCTCATCAAGCACCAATCCATAGGCTTGAACTCACACTTCTTTGACAAATCCACAATCTGTTTCTTCTCAGCATCCCAAACTTTGCCTTCTTTGGCTAGAGCATCAAAGAGTTGCTGCTTCTCTGAGTCCGTAGCAAGGCGAAGTTCAATATCTCCAACATCTTCTCTGAATGGTTCTTCTAGAAGAAGCTCATCATTCTGGCAAAGAACTGCATGGAATCCTATATATGCTCCTTGTCTCGATTGGAATATAGCAATATGTGTACATTTTGTACCACAAGGGCTACTATATCCCCATTCTTGAACTTAGGCTTTTCTATTTCCCAAGTTTCGAGATTAAGTTTTCCACCCAAACGTTCCTCAATGGTTTTGAGGTAAGTCTTAGCAGCATTCTTATCTTCAAGAGCGTATCTTTCAGTTGTACAAAGGAAAGTTTCATTATACTTAACATTATTTTTTTCTTCACTATTAAGGTAATGCCTACCATAGAAATTGGTATAGGTATCATCGTACCATTTGTCAAAGATAACCTCTGTGCCACCATCATTACTTACCAGCACGTCTCCCTTCTTCCAAGCGAACTTAGACCAATCACGCATTTCCTTTGATGGAAAAACAACACATTCTCCGTCATCATACAATTTGCCATTTTTATCAAGATACCCTTCTCCACCGTTCATAAGACCAAACTTTGAATTATAGAAGGATATTTTGAAACTTTTATCATCCACTTCTTCTAACCTGCATTTACCACAAGCGGAAGAATATAACTTCGTTCCTTGCGGCTTATCCTTTAGGATTTCCACTATATTAATCTCAGTTTCCATAACTAAACCAATTTTTGCGTTAAACAATACTGGTAGTAACTCATACTACCAACGTTTTTTGATATTTTTGGCAGCTCACCATCATAAGGAGTGACTTTCAAGCCATCAATGAAATCAGCATTCTCAGTTGATACCTCGGTATCATGCTCATTCATAAACACCTTTTGCGCTGTCGTAGAATGGCTTTCAGCTCTAAGCTTACCAAGTGACCGCCAAACCTGCTTGCGATGAATAAACAATCCATGCAAAGGAATAGTTCTTACTTCTACTTTTGTTCCCATAACCATTAGCTTGCTTTATATAGATTGAACCATACCTTGTTGCTCTGCTTATCCTTATAAACATTACCTTCAAGGTCAAAATAAACACGCCTCTTTTGATTGAACTTCTTTATCATTGGCTGATTATCTTTGTATGTAGTTACATCATACTCAACCAATGAAGAACCACGTTCATTCTTTGTTGGAGGATAACCTGATTCTCGTATGAAACGTACCTCAAACTCTTTATTTCCAATTTCAAAATTTACTGTAGCCATAACCTTAACCATTTAAAGATGATAATAACTATTTGATACCCTTGCGCCCAAATTGAAGCATCCCACGGCATCCGGCTTTAAGAAGCGTTTCTCTAACTTCTCCAAAGCCTCTTTATACTTCTGCTCCATGTGCTTGCAATGAAGTTTCTGAGCTAATTTAAGTTGCTCGACAACACCCTTGCGAGCAACTCTATATTGTTTGTCGGACATCATAGCCTTTATTCGTTCACATAGTTGATTACATGCTCTTGAGCTCGCTCATGCAAGTTGTCAAAAGCGTCTTCTATAACTTTAGCTGTCTGATCGCCATTAAGGTTCTCCAGCATTTCGCTTACTACCTCTATCTGCTGGTCTGTTGCTAAAGAACAAAACTTGTCAATAAGAAAACTCTTCTGTGCTTGGACGAGCATATCATCGAATAAATCCGATACATCTACACTAACATTATAATATGCCATAATTTGAAATTTTAAAAGTAATTAGTTGTACCACACATCATTTGGCATAAGAGCCAATGTCCATCCATACTCTAGTTCATACCTTAATATTTCAAGGGCGTGACTAGTTACAGATAAAAGACCTACAAAGTTATTTTCGTACTCCATATCCAAACCATTTAGTTACCATACTTGTAATGCAAATAATTAGCCTCTGAGCCGAAATAAAGCTCGGTATCGCTCATATTTGCCTCCGTCAAGTCATTCTCTACATCTTTATAAGAAGGCACGCAATCCTTAACTCTTTGGCAGAACAAAGGATATTTTGAAGAAACGTCTTCTCCGTCTTCATCATAGATATTAATCTTATCTACATTGTAATATGGATAAGAAGAAATATTCCCATCTGAATGGATAACCTTTCTACTCTTAACGGACACCACGATTTCAGCAGGTTTGTTAATAGCATCAAACTCGCAAGTAAAATCATCAAGCTGCGCCTCAAAAGCCGCATCATTAATATTTTCAGATAAGTTTTCAAAAAACTTTTTCATTTTCTTCTTACAGTTTTTATGGTGTGTCTCACCTTTTAAAATTAGTAACCTTTATTTCTTAATTACGATGCAAAGATACAAAGAATATTTGAAACATGCAAATTATTTAATGTATATCTTTTATCTTTTAACACTCTATAATACCGCTAACAAATAATTTGCTGACGTTAACATAAAAATCCCCACCACTACATTATTATATATAGTGATGGGGCAAACACCCAAGGGTATTTTGTCTTTGGGCTACTTTTCTTCCTTATCTTTAATTTCAACGAAATTGCCAATTCCCAAACGAGCCTTGTTGATGCAAGACGCAATCCAACCTATCAGATAGGCAGAAGGCTCGCCTCCGTGCTCCATACCAATAGCACCCTCGATGGCATCGCAGGCGTGAGAAGCTTCATGGCAACAAACTCCCATCCTCATAGAATTCTTGCTTGCAAAATTAATAAATGAACAAAGCTTCTTATTCGATTTTTCTCTAACTTTATCGTAGGTTATTGCGTCAGCATTAGAGAAATCAACCCTCAAAACCCCGCCATTTCTACCTTCAAAACACTTGTTAGCGTCCTCTTGGTTCATACCAATAGCGACACACAACATCCTTGGATAGATAACAGGGTCGTATTCGTAATATCCTTTCTTCTTCATATCTCATCGTTTTTATGTTCTTCCCATCCATGCCTCGAAAAAGCATACCAAGTATCACAAATATCAAGAGCGAGAATGTTGCCTTGGTCAATACAAAAATCGCTATCAAAGCCTTCAATATGAACATACATCACTGCTATAGTATCATAAGGAACGCTACGACCTTCAAGACAAGGGTTTTTAAAATTCTTAGTCTTGTATAAACTTGTAACAATTGGCACTTGAAGAACGTCTGAAATATTCTCAGTGCTAATCTCTATCGACTTCTTAAACTTCTTCATATTCTCAACTATTTAAATTTCTCAAAGTAGAACTCAATTTGTCTATCAAAGTGCTCTTCGATTAAACCATAAGCAAGCGACATCTTTACTTGGAAAGAAGCCTTACCATTAAGCAATCCTTTAGCCTGTCTAGTAATCTCTGAGCGAAATTGTTCCAAACTCATATCACGCTTACGAAGATTACAAGATCTGCAAGATGGCATATAGTTCTCCATGGAATCATCGCCATGGGATACGACAAACTTTCCCTCCTTGTCGCTCCACCGAGAGTAACACCCTCGATTCTTCGGAACAAGATGGTCAACCTGCATATCCTTATACTCTATACTCTTGCCGCAATAAGCACAATGCCCATCGTATTTGCGATATATTTTAAGTCTATCTTCTTTTTTCATATTCTCAACTATTTATGTTTTAAAATAACGCTGACTGCGCTTGTTGTGTAGAGTTTGTGTTGCTTGTAATGAGAGTTACAGCCTTAGAAGAATTTTACGGGCTGACATTCATCGATTAACTTGCGTGCTTCTTTAGCACACTCAGCCACGCATCTCTCGACTGCCTCGGTGATGCCTTGAATTTGCCCCTCACGCATATTGCCGTATTTATCGCAGGTGTCGTTTATTACTTTGTAGAGAACCTGATTTTGTAAAGCCTCCATATAATCTACGTACTCCTTGCAAGTACTGCGCCGAGGTGCTTGCACCCAATCAAGAAAGTCCTTCTTCCAGTCTTTCCATGTTTTGATTTTTATTACTATCATTGCTGTTTATATTTTTTATTTGTTATTCTTGTGCCCTATATGATATTTGTTGCATATCCTACACCGATACACCGCCATACCTTGTGCCCGTAACTTCGGATTATGATTCAGAAACTCCCAAGCATCATCCTCAGTCTCGTATGCGACCTTCGCCTTCCAAGATTGACCTTTTCTAACCCGATGCTCAGGATCTGGATGCAAATGACAAGGAATATTTTTATTTCTTTTGTTCATAACTTCTTCAGAAATTTAAGTTGAAACCCTTCTGCCTTTTTTATTCCTGGGTATAGTTCCGTTAGAACCTCCCATGCTCTTGTCTTGTGCCGATGCCACATAGTTACCGGATGCACACGCTCACCACTTGGTAATACATAGAAATCTGCCTTAATGGTATCAATATGCTCATAGTTTGCAGCTTTATATATTATTCCCTTGTTACCTATGGACGTATCGGCATAAGATATAAGGTATTTGATTTCCTTATGCGTTGCCCTTATATACTTGTGCAAGAGAGAAAGACAAATCGTCTCGCTATACTTTGGCATATCATCAGACAACCACATTCTGTCAAATTCCCTTACTTGATGGTAATCCAACACTTCGCCCTTTTCAGTCTTGATGTGCGGTCGGATTCCATACCCTATTTGCATTGCACCCCTAATCTTGCCTTTGTACAATACCAAAAGATTCAAGCAACTATTCTTCGTTACCTTGTGTGAAAAGTGATGAGGAACTATGATTGCATCTGCTTGCGCCTTATCGCACTCCATCAGCTTTATTTCCTTTTCCTTGCACTCGTAACCGATAACAAATCCGCAGAAGCCTAGCACTGGAGACTTGTTCAACTTTCTTCTTCTCATATCAATGATACCTCCAAAAATAACGTTTGAAATTATCTAGCAAATGCTCTATACAAGCTTTGATTTCGCCTTCTCTCAAGAATCGGTTGCAAAAACCTATCAATTCATCACGTACCAACCCTCGTTTTAAGGCTTCGTCTCTCATAGCTCTTATAAGAGCATCCGTTGTTTCTTTATTCCCATTTCTTACAACAGGATTGCAACAAAACACCTTGCACATATCCATAGTTTCAAAACAGACTTAACTGCCTACTCATATTCTTTAATTCGTTATTAGCAAAATCTACTTGACGCTGGTCTATTTCAAAGCCTATATACTTTCTTTCAAGGTTTACGCAAGCTCTTGCCGTTGTACCGCTCCCCATGAATGGGTCTAGAACAACATCACCAACATTTGTCGAGTTTCTAATTAATATCTCCATCAACTTTACAGGTTTTTCAGTCTGATTAATCAAACCATCCTTATCCTTGCGCTTGTTGGTTGGAATAGGAACACTCAGAATGTCAGATGTACCACATTCATTTATCGGTCTATCACCACCTTTGCGTAGCATGATGATATACTCTTTCTGTGCCATATAATAGCGGCCACATATTTTTGCGCACTTATCCCATATTAAGCATTTGGTAAAATGGAACTCACTCTTTCCTACCACATCAAGAAAGTGCATTAAATTATAATCATTACACATAAGATAGCAATGCGACCTGTCCTTTAATATCCGGTACAAATCATTGATGTAGTCCGAAATATCAATATCGTTACTCTTGAATATTTTGCCCTTTCTTGTTTGAGATTCCGTCCAATATCCTCCCATACTCCCTGAGCCACCCCTAGACTGAACCGGATAAGCCACATCGGAACATACGAGGTCTATGCTATCACTATCAATCAGCTTTAAAAGCTTTCGACAATCACCTTGATAAATTCTATTTAACTCCAGCATATCCAAACATATCTTTTTGATTAAACAATTCTTCCTTAATTCTTCTTTGTGCCACCTTGAAATAATCCTCATCCAATTCAAAACCAAGGTAATTCCGATTTGTCCGCATACAAGCCAGAGCAGTACTTGCGCTGCCCATAAAGCCATCAAACACCAAATCTCCTTCGTTCGATGATTTCAAGATGCATTGCATAAGCAAGGGGATTGGCTTCTCGTTCTGATGTACCAATTTATCTGATGGAACTCTATCAAAGTCCCATACGTCCTCCAAACGCTTGCCGTTTATGGTTCGTCTGCCTTTATTCAAGTACAGGATTGGCTCGTAACATTGACCATATTGCGCCTCTAAATCTCCAGCCGTATGGTTGTTCTTTCGCCAAATGAGCACATTCTTAATGGTAAACCCTGCATTCCTCGCTTGTTGCATAAAAAAGTCCAAGGTCTTGGCTGAACAAAAGACATAAGCAGCACTATCATCCTTTAAAATCCGGTAGCATTCGCTCATATAATCAATAATCAATTGCTCATTATCATCATTGAGTATTTCCTTAGAGAAACGATGGTCGTCAGCTCTCCACCCAGTCTTGTAGGCTATGCAATACGGAGGGTCAGTAACAATCAAATCCACCTCCCCACTCTCTATTTGTTTCATTCCTTCTATACAGTCGGAATTGTATATTCTGTTTAATTCTAGCATATCAAATCTCTTTAATAGCGTTAACATAAGCTTCGTGAGCTTCTTCTTGCGTCCCAAAGCATCCGATATAAATTTTCTTCTTACCTATCTGGTACTGAGCTTGCCATTTTCTGTTGCTCTTATTCCACGTCACGCCCAAGTATACAGATGAAGTCTTCTTTGCTATAGCCGAATAAACCATATTGTATCTTGCAGTGCAATACTCCAAGTTGTCTACATCGTTATTCGTCTTGTCGAAATCCTTATGATTCACCATCGGCAACGCATCTGGATTCTCCAAGAAAGCCTGAGCTACCAAACGATGGATATAGAACATTTTGCGTTTTCCGTTCTTGTAAAGCCATACCTTCAGATAACCTTTTGGTGTCTTACATGGGGCGATTTCCTTTAATTGAGACGTTCTCCCAATAGTAAAAACATGCCCCTGCTTGCTAACACAATATCTTTCGTAACCCTTTACAGGTCTTATATCACCTAGGAATCTAGCAACACATTTATCTTTCATTGTTACCTCCTTTTTCAAAGAAACTTGAATATATAGATTGCGCCTCCGATGTATCTAATAAATCAATATCATCATAAAACCTTCTGTACACAACGCCAAGCTTTTCATCATTTCCTATTTCTCTTGCTTTGGCTATTTGCTCACATGATTCCATAAGAAATGCACTAATCTTCTCATAACTTTGCATCTGTGTCTTCTTTAGCATATCCATGCTTACAAAGGTTTTGTAGTGTATAATATGCTTATTCTGATCATACTCGGTGAGTATCAGACCTTCAGGAATAGCAAACACCACCCTTTTAGTCTTGTCATCGCCATAAAGCTGAATCGCACCTGTAAACGATGTATATATCTTTTGTAATATCTTTGCTATCGGTAAATCCTTTTTCAAAAACCTTTCAGCAAACCTCTTCATAAAATGAACGCTCATAGCAAAACAATCCTCGCTATATCCTTCATTTCTGCTCATAGGAATATACTCGTTAGTCTCCTTAAGATAAATGAATACACCGGAAGCAAAGACATCACCATGTTTTACACCTACCACTATGAAATAATCGGCATTTGGTGTAGCAAACTCAAAGGTCTTTGTTATTTGCCTAACTTTCTGTCTTTTCATTTCACGTTTAAGCTCATTAGCTTTTCGCATCTGAAACTCATAGATTCTTGTTTCATCTAAGTTTCGTACTCTACGCATCTCACCCGAAGTCATACTTGCTGTTATCATGCGCATTCCTCCTTTTTAATCTTTGATAACCAACAATCCCAGATTCTTGTAGCTACATTAGCCATCATAACAGGAGGAACACACATTCCGCAAGCAAACCAAGGTTTCATGCCATTAAAGTCATAATCCATCGGAAATGTTGATGCTAAAATCGTATCATGTGCTGAAAGATAACTTGGATTATCATAATACACAAGTCTATCTTCCATTGCTGATATGGTATTGCATACCTTGTTCTTTTTAAGAAACATATTATTGAACATAGAAAGACGATTATCCATCCGCTTGACAATATCACCGATAGAATTGTCCTTTTCGTTTCTATACTCCCAATACTTCATCATTCCTTTAGGAATCTGTCTTCCATTATAGTCCGAGAACTCATCCAAGACAATTTCTTTCTCGTTGAAGTCCATATCTATCTTAGGCACTCGCTCGAACAAATCCTTCTGAACCATAAACGGCTCGCAAAGGTCTTTGCGTAATCCTAGAAAGAACACCCTAGGTCGATTCTGAGGAACACCCATATTACGTGCATTAAGCAACCAATGCTGCAAGATATATCCGGCATTATCCATCTGCTTGTAAATCTCTTTCACGTACTCGATAGCTTCACCTTGCAACAAACCTTGGACATTCTCAAAAACCACCACCTTTGGCTTTAGTTCTTTAGCAAGGTCAATAGAGTAGAAAGCCAAATCGTCAAGCCTTTGCGCCTTCTGACCTTCTCGGAATACTTTTTCCTTTCCCCAAGCCTTTTGGCGGTCACCTGCAATACTGAATACAGAACATGGGAAACTAGCATCCAATATATCCAAATTATGCAACTCTTCTTTCATAATATGCCCCCCCCATATTGATATTGGTAATCAACTCACGAATATCACAATTGAAAGCGTACTTGACATCGTGATTTTTCAAGTACATCTTCATAACCTTTGGGTCTATCTCATTACAGGCTACAACATCGTATCCAGCTAGTTTGTAACCAAAGGAACTTCCACCTCCACAACAAAAGCAAGACATCACCTTACCTTTGTCTTTTGTAAAATTAGCATCTTTTTTAGTCCATCTATAAGGGAACTTGTGCTCGTTTTTATACATTTATCTACCATAAAAAACAATCGTTAATAAAAACCGATGTATAAAAATAACCACAAGTAATATGGTTGTAAAAAAGGGACTCTAACCCTTGAATTTAGATTCTGTTTTCTTCGGCAATGCGTCTTAAATAATCATCCGCTGCGTTATCATCTATTTTCGACTTAAGAGACATTCCTGTGTTATATCCTATCATTAAGGACACATTCTTGCTCTTTTTCTTGTTCTTTCCATATCGCCAGCCAAAGACCTTTCCTAGCCAAGCTATACCGACAATACTATCTGATACAACTATTGTCGGAAACAAAACAAATACTCTATATATCATCGCAATCTAATTGAGAGTTAAAAATATATCTATTCTGATTCAACCAAAGCTCCACGTAGTCAGCCTTGATTTTCAGAAATTCTTCGTATGTGTAGCATTTCTGCTGCTTACCACCTTTGTTCCAATAATAGGCAACTCCTCCCAAAGAAAAGAAGTCTATCAAGTCCATTTCCTTTCGCTCCGGTTCTTCACGCTTTTTCTTTTGCCTATATCTACTTACAGCAAGCAATATGAGACAAACGCAAAGCAACATGGAAACCAGTATCTCGAATATCAACCTTACGTCTTGCATCTTATTTTAAACACAAAAACACGAAACTACCGATTGCAAAGTCAAAGGAATAGTGACTCGGACTGCCTTTCGGTATAGTCCATCGGGTTTCGTGTCTCTAATATCTTATCAATTTCTTAAATCGCCATTTTATCCTTTTTTGTTCTGCGCTTGCAAAGATAAATAATATTTCGCTAACTTGCAAGCGTTTTAGTGCTTTTAATACTTTATTTGCATTATTTTAAACTTATCCTTTTTTGAAGTTCATTCCAAACTCTTCTTCCGTTACCTCATACATTACATCACCACATGCTACTCTTTGCTTGTCTTTTGCCATCAGTAATAAATTTCTATAAGGTATCTCTTTCACGACTTCTTGGTAAGATAAGTGCAGACTATCCATAAAAGATGCAATCTGTCCTAAGAGTGTATCGTTACCTATGGTCGTGGTTTTGCTATCATCCTTGCCGCACTCTTCGCCAAAATTGATAGCGTCTGAAAATCCTTTATAGAGATTAAGGAATAAGCCGTTTGTAAGCCATTGACAACCTCTTCAAGCGTTCCTTTAGATAATTCATCACTAATGGATTCATCGCCTTGTATGAATACGGACAACGCCTTGCAAGCATCATCCAAATTCTTAAGCATGCATAAGACTTCCGCTAAGGTCTTGCCCTCTTCGAAACTATCAAGGTATTTAGCCGCCTTGACCAATTTTATAATTGTAGGTGGTGAAACGTAATAAGCCCTTCCATTCACGATTATCGTTACGGTGTCCTCTCCAAGAATTGCATCCGTAACTAATTTACTTGCCTTACTCATGGTTCTGAATATTAAAAAAGGGGAACGGCATTAACACCATCCCCCTCTATCATTTGTTGCCTATGTCTTATTCTTGTTCTACAACCGCAGAGCCTTCCCATTGGTACTCGCCAGCCACACCATCGATCTCGCTTTCCATAGCAACGGCAGAAATACCCAAAGTGATATTCTTATCCTGCTGGTCACCCTTGGCAACGATAGCCGCATTTGAGAAAACGATGTAGTTCCCTGTCTTGGTCTGAGCAACGATACACTTGTTGATATTAGCCAAATCTTGGCTAGAAGACCAACCTACTGCATCTGCCTCCGTTGTAGTCTCTTCTCCAGTTGCCTTGTACATCTTACCACCCTGCAAGTCTACCTTATTCTTCCATGAAAAGACACCAATAGAGAATGTAATTGTCTTAGCACCCTCATCGGTCTTGTCACGATAGTAAACCTGTCCGTTCAGCTCGTTCTTGTACTCGGTAACACTAGGGTCATCCTGAGAATATCCCCATGTTCCCTCATGGCTGTTCTTAACCTCTGTAGCGGTTTTCAACCATGTAGCCAACTTAGCAGGTGTATTTGCCTCGGTAAGAGGAGCACCATACCAAATTCTCTTGATTCCAATAAATGGTTTCATCTTATCTTACGTTTAATGTTTCAAAATCAATAGTAATGTTTGCGTAATGGCAACTCAACCTACTCTCTTGCTCTATGCCGTGGGAACGGATAGAATAGCGATACCATACATCCTCAGCTTTTCCGACCTCATTGTCGGACAGGGTTTGAATAGCCTTCTTTAAAAGCTCGTTCAATTGAGGATTAGCCTCGCCCTCTATATCTTTGAGCAATATGTTTACCTCTATAGTACAATCGTTGAAATATGTCTTGTCTGCACTCATGCGCTTAGGAATGATTACTATCATGCCTTCATCAGGAATCTTCTCACCGACCAAAGGTCTTTCCCCCTCAAGTCCACCCTTTGTCAGATGTCCTTTCAGTCTTCGTTCCAATCCCATAAGTTCCAAGTCATCATAGATTACATGACCAGCATCTATTTCTGTTATCATCGCATATCCTCGATTTCTTTCTTGATATACTGAATACCCGAATCTATAACATCATATCCCCTAGAGGAAACATCAGACGCATATTCCGCTTTGTTGCCAAGGGTCAAGGTGTGGTCATGTACATTACTATAGTTAGACCTTCTGAGATTACCTGTGCGGTTTCGGTAGTTTCCGTTAGCCTTATCAAGCTCAACAGCAGTTTTACCTAACCTGTCAAGAAATTCATCTACTTCCCTTTCTCCCTGTGCAAAGAAAGCGTCTATCTCATCCTTTATAACATCAGACATAGATACTCATATAACCAAGATAATTGCACTTAGGGGCATTATAGACCTTTCCACCTCCTCGGTAACTTCCATCATCGGAATATACTTTGACTTCATCACCTTCGGAAATCTGGCACTTGTCACAAACAATATGATATTTCGGTGTATATATGCTACCATTATCGGTAGTGAAATGCTCGGTAGAGTTGTCATCGCACCGACAACGCCCCATTTCTTTCCATTCCTCAGAAGAGCTAATGACCTCGTTGTACTTGTTGACAACCTTATTCACGAACTTTTTCTTTAATATATGAGGGGAATATAACATAACCTAGACATTTACCAAATATCAGACTTATCCGTGATAGTGGAAAGCCCTAAAGCTGCCACCACTTCATTATCCGGAGTAACACCATACTTACGGCAAAGCCACATATAGTATTGTCCTATCCTAGAGTAGTCCCAAGAGACAGAGAATCCATTTTCGTTCACATTGCTCATATATGGGGCAAGCATAAGTTCCTCGATTACGGAAATCATCGCCTTGCCTACAACCTGCGAATTATCAGACGTATATTCTTCGTCAAGGTCTATACCTAACGAAATATCTTCCAATTGAGCATCCGTTATATTCCAAGCACGCAACTTCTGCGAAATGTATTCTCTTATCTTCATGTGACATCATTATTTCTGAGCCTGACTCATAGCCTCAGCGATTTTCTTTGCAGCCTCTTGCTCGCTCTTAGCTTTTTCATCAAGTTCCTCTTCTACATTCTCCTTTTCAGAAGTCTCTTCGGTCGACTCGGCAGCATCCTTTTTGGGAGTTTTCTCCTTTTTAGGCTTACTCTCCTTCTTTTCCTTCAAGACTTCCTTCTTAGGTGTCTCTTCTGGTTTCTTTTCTTCTTCCTTTACTGGATTTTCTTTTCCATCATTCAAGACTTCCTTCTTAGGAGCATCTTTAATTTCCTTATCGTCTTTTGGAGATGCAGAATGATTACCATCCTGCACCTCCAACATCTTGCAAAGCTTACGTTCGATAAGGGAGTTCATACGTTCTTCGTCAAAGTCCAAGATTGCACCAACTTCATAGATGGTGTTAAAATGGAACTTGTCACGGAACGGACTAATTACCTCACCTCTCATAAGCCTAACCTACTGCTTGAGTTGAGTCCAAAGAGTAAATGGCATCAACGTTATTCAAGATAGGAACAACCATTGCTTGTGAGCTGGTGAACTCACGGAGTGGGTCGTTGGTAGAATAACGGCTAGCCAAGATATACTCATCGGCTGACTGATAAGTTACACCTGCAACTGGTCTTGTAGCTTCGGCTACGTTAGTCCAGAACAAATCACCAAGATTGTCATAGCAAGTAAAGGTCATGTGACCCTTAGCCCAAGGGTTGTGTGTTCCCTTCTTACCGTTAATCTCGGTCTTGATCGTACGGGCTACACGTACCAAGTTAGTCTGCCACTTGTTCTTGAAGATAGAAGCAATTTGCTCTAAGCTCAAAATAGGAATATTGCTATCACTATTAATCGCAATGCCTTGATTGAAGGCAAACTGAGCACGAACCTGCTTGTTCTTACCAAGCAACTTGATTGTGTAATCGTCAAGATAACAAGTAGTGATGGTATTTTGGTCTTCCATCGCCTTGTCGTAAACCAATTGGATGTCATCAAGTGGGGTTGCATCCTCTGCGTCCCAAGCCTTAGTGCCATGACCGAACTTGTTCTTCTCGGCAAAGCCAACATCAACTCGAACGCCTGTACCACCTGAACGGGTAGCCAAAGCTACACCTGTTGACAACTCACTGAGGAACATATCTTCAATACGCTCGTAAACCGCCTGAATACAACGAGGAAGGTCTGCAAACAAGTTACGCAAAATCTGTGGCTGAGGCAAACGTTGCGCAATCATGTTGTCCAAATCCTTAAGCTGCTTCTCTGACATGTAGAGTTTCATACCAACCTTTGGGATTTGACCCTCAGCGGTTGATACCTTGTCACGGCTCTTCAATGGAAGTTCTGCATCCATTGATACAACGTCAGCAGCAACTCGTGTGTATTCCGCAGTAATTGATGCCCAGCGTCCGTCTTGACTATAGGTGTTAGTCAAGTGGTCTCGGTACATATAGGTCAATGCGGTCTGATTCTTGCCGTTCAACTTCTCTACTACACTTGCAACAAGTTGAGGGAAGTATTTATTGACCAACTGAAAATAAAGTGATTTTTCCATCTGTTATCCTCCTTCTTTTAGTCTTTGTCCATGGTTGCATCAGACTCATCGAACTTGTTTGCATCCTCATCGCTAACCAAAGCAATCTTTGGCATAGCTGTAAGGAACGCATCCGGATAGTCTGCACCATTTGCAGCCTTAGCTGCTACCTTGTTAACTTGTCCAGCAGTCATAATTGCCGCTGGTTCACCGTTCAGAATGGAACGATAGAGAACACCCGCATACTTGTAATGCTCCAATGGGTCACTGGCAGTACCCAAATCCTTATAGTTGCCTGTTTCAATAGGCAATGGCTTGTAAGTTCCCTTACCATCTGTCACGATAACACGACCTGCGTAAAGAACTTCATCTTTTACGCCTGTCCAATCCAAAGCACGACCGCCCTTGATGTCGCCTTCCCATTTCTGGATAATGACGGAATCCTCACCAAAGACAATTTGCTTTTTTGTAGTCTTCAATTCCTGATTCATGTTTTTCAATTTTTAAAGTGACTGAACTAATGATGCGGCTACATTGTCAACGTCCCCCTTTGTTGGCTCGCCCTCGCTAGCACGATAGCTGCCCCCGAATTGTGGTTGTAGCAACGCCTTGTAGTTGTTCGCTACCTTGGAGAGGTATGTTTCGATAGCTTCATCTGTAGCATCATCGCTCAAGGTGAAACCCTCGTTGATACGACTTTCGGGAATGCCCAACTCCTTAGCCTTTGATAAAATCTTCGCATCGTGGTCTGCCTTTGCCTTTGCCTTTGCAGCAGCCTCTTCCTTAGCCTTAGCCTCCTCAGCTTGCTTTTGGATAGTTTCTTGCAATTCCTTAATGATCTTGCTTTGCGTCTCCATCTGTTCGTTGTAAGTCTTGGCTTGATCGGTGTTCTTTTGAGTCAAGGTCTCTACGAGTTTCTTGAACTCTTCACGTTCCTTGGTTCTTGCTTCCTCTGAAGCTTTCTTCTCTGCTGCCTGCTCTTCAAAGTATTTTTTGAGATAGTCCGGCATTTCGTTTTTCTTTGTCAATTCCTCCAAGCGTTTCCTTTCGGCTTCTTCAGCGGCTTTCTTGGCTTCTTCTTCAGCTTTCTTCTTAGCTTCTTCTTCAGCAGCCTTGCGTTCAGCTTCTTCTTTAGCCTTCTGTGCCTCCTCGAACTTTTTCTTGGCATCGGTAACTCTGCGGTCATTGTCCTTTTGCAAGGACTCCAAAAAATCCTTTTGACTAGCAACCACTGTCTCGATGTTGTCATCAGTAACAAGCCCCATCTTATCAAGCATTTCGGCATGTGCCTGAAGAACTTCATCACCTAACCCAAGAGACTTATACTCTTGTTTTAGTAACTGGAAAATTTTCTCTTTCATTCTTTCGATATATTTGTTAAAACTAGTGCAAAGATAATACGAAAAGAATAATTAACACACTAATCTGTTTGCAAGTATCTCACTTTTGCCTAAAAGTGAGCAATAAGGGCATTTACAAGCGATTTAAGGCTATTTTATTATGAAATCGTATACTAGTAGTAATACAAAATTAAACTCGCATATAACGAAAAAAACGCCAAACATCCTCACGGACATCTGACGCATGTCGAATAAAAAGAACCTAAACATTAATCATCTAAAAGTTTATAACATTTCGCATATAACCCAAATGATTCAAATTAGAATAAAACCGTCCATCACGCTCTATGAATTTACCGGACTTCACAATCTCACCATTATGCAACATTGCAAACTTAGAACCATGAGCTGTCCATTTATTCATTTCTTTCATATGTTCATTAGAACCCCAACCATATTTCTTGATAGTAGGATAAATGAAACGTTCAAAGCAAATTTGACTATCTGTTTTATCATGCTCGGAGCAGATCGGGAGCACTCCATTATGTGCGAACCAATAACCTGCCTTGTAGAATGGATGGCAATTCTTGACACAGACAGAACCATGAGTAGCAAATCTGAAATGTATGATTACATTTTCATTTATATCTCGCTTAATCAATCTACGGATAAATGTAGAGAAATGCAAACTCTTGTAATGATCAGACTCGCTCACGAACCCACAACCATCTGGATTTCTCATATACGCTGCCCTCAGCTCATCTACGGATGGTAAAGCAACACCTTTCGGACATACAATAATAACACACATATCTTTACCCTTTCTTTTTTCTTTGTAATACTTTGTTTTTGTGTCCTAGGGCTTTTACCCTAGGACTACATTAATTAGTCGTTATTGGCTGCAAATGCATCCTTACGGCTCTGGAAGAAAGCCTTCTCTTCTTTATTCAAGAAAGGTATATCTTCGATGTTCATAACCTCACTAGTGAAGACATTGTTTCGAGACCAACCGACAAGCTTTGCGCAGAACTTAACCCACATTTCAATCTTCTTGTAATTAGTTGAACCTTGATGCTGGCGAAACTCGATAGTCTTGTGACGTGTATAGCTCTCAGCATTTACCTTGTAATATCTGTCTCCATAAAAAACACTACGTCTTATATCGTAATTGTCGTGGCAATTAGAGAAATCCTTGTCAAGCAAGCTGGCTGCCCAACGACAATTACCTCTTCTTGAAGGAGCCATAAAACTATCAATCAATCTTTCAAGCTTCTGATAATTCTTGAAGACGTTAACATACTGCTCGCCTGTCAACTTAGCTGCACCAATATGAACGTGAAGGCCACAAGTAGAATTTACTCTTGCACCTACGGCATCCAAAGACTTGATAGCCTTCTTCAAAGTTGCCATACCATTTGTATTGCCATTCAATACCGGACTTACAACCTCGTTAGGGTCAACATCACCACCAACTGAAGAATCACTAACAATCTTGAAATAACTCTTGTTGTCGGTGTGGTTATAGCCCTCAGAATGAATATCAACACCATTCTGACGACCCGCCTCTATCAAGGCATTGCGCTCGGCATGAACACATTCAATCTCAACACCGAATGTATAAACGAATCTCGTTGAAGTTGAACCGCTTGGTACACAAACCTTCAACATATCGGAGATTTCTTTCTCACGAAGACCGCAAGCCTTCAATGCAACAATCTTTTCGTTGCGAGGCATCTTTGACTTCTTGATTTCGTCAATAGTCTCGATTAATGACTTCTTTGAACTTGCGAATGAAAAACCAGTCTGCTTAGACAT